GTTCCTAATGTACTATCTCCAACTGCTGGAGTTGTAGTACCAGTACCGATAGCCATGTGAGTCATAACAGTAGCAGAAGCACCAACCATGCGTGAAGCAATGTATTGTTTACCAGCTGTAACTACCAAGTTAGGAATGCTAATTACATCTTTAATTTGTCCTTCAGCATTTTTGTGAACGATAGTAAGTTCACCCTTCATTTTTAGATTTTCATTTAAGTCCATTTGTATCTCCTATAAAATTTATTAGCCTGAGAAGTTAATTGGGATTCCAACATACTGTTCTAAAAACCAACCAGCTTCAGCATATGGGTTTAAAATCATAAAACCACCAGAATCAACTGGCGTTGTTATATCATCTCCAGAACCAGTGTTATTAATATATTTAGTCACCGAAAAGTAAGGTAGTTCAGTTATTACTGGTGTATCTATAAGTCCTTTGGTTATAGCAAAGGTAGGTGCAGAGTCGATAAGTATTGGCAAATCTAATAACGATTTACCAATGTCATTGGTTGTACTATCAGATAAAAATTGCGTATCGGTTAAACCTTTTCCGAATAACAAAGTCTGACTATCTGTTGGTGCTGACAGTGTATCTTCCAGAGGTTTCCATGTCAATAAAGAAACTGTAGGATCAGAAATAGAAACCGAGTCGTCAGTAAACCCTTTGGTTAAAAATACATTAGGAGCTAAATCTACAATATTTTGAGTATCTTGAATAGTTACTGATAGATTTTTAATCATCGCCTCAAGAGTGAGGGCGATGTCAAACTCGTTTTTAATTTCATATTCACCAAATACAGCCATACCTGCAGGGTGCAGTAATGTTTTAACGATAGATTTGTATGAATCTAAACTTTCATCTATCTTTAAAACATAAGAAAATGGTTGGTAAAAGCGACTGTCTTGAATAAAAATTGCATCATTCAAGAAACTATCGTTGGTAATATAGTATCCTGGGTATTTTGCCAATGCACCAAGAGTAACTTTAATAACTGCAGGATCGTAAGGGCTAGAAAATTCATTTCCTCCACCAGCAGATCCAAATTCACGTAGAATGTCACCAGCATAAGTTCCATCGATAGCATTGGCTACAGCATAATCTGATTTATTGATTGATCCAGATTCAGTGAATCCATCGGTAGCTTCAGTAATACTAATATTACCACCGATTATCTGCAAAGAACTTCCACCAGTTCCAGCTGCTGACTGTCCTAAGTCAGCATAAATGGTTGATGTAAAATCTGTTGTATAGCCAGTACCGAACTTAATAAACTCTGCGTCTAAAATTCCACCTTCCGTATTAGTTCTAGTTATCTTCATAATAGAACCAGTACCCTTACTATTTCTAATCGGGTAAAGCTGCCCTATTTTGAAACCAGTTCCTGGTACTAATACTTTTAATTTAGATGTAGTGGCAAGAATATCTGCGGTAAAATAGATATCTCCAGTTTTATAACGTAATCTATCGCCGATTCCAACATCACCGAAAAATCTTCGGTCTACGTAAAATTCATAGATATCATCTGCAATTTGTACTACACGTTCAACTTCAATCTCAATATATTGTCTTCTATCAATTTGAACACGAATAATTTTGGTTGGTGTAATAACATCAATAAGTTTTCCAACAACTTGATCTGGATGACCTGAAGTAACTTTTGCAATAATAGAAACGTCTTGATTCCATTTACCATCTGAAACACGAAATATTTGTTTAGATGGATAATCAATAGAAACTTCTTTATCAAACAAAAGTCTGAATAATAACTTATAGGATGACTCAGAACCTTTAGCTAAGTATTGATCTTTAATATGTTGTAATAAAAATCTAGGATTTGCATTAATCTGTGTTGGTAAATTTAAACCAACCTCATTCCTAAAATGGTCTATAAAAGAATTTAATGTTTTGTCTAAATCTCTTAAGTCTTTAATATCTGGAGAAGTATTATCCAGATAAGTGTAATATGCTTTTAAGAATGCGACGAAAGTTTGATGATCTTCACGGACAAACTCTGGGAGTTGTCCTGAAATTAATGAAGATAACTTACTTCTTCTTAATTCGGTTGTCATTTAAATTACTCTATCGCCTGTAACTGTTGCATTTGAGGAGCTAAATGTATAATTAAATCCAGCACGTAGATCTCCAATAGCAGTTTGATCTGGTGTTGCAGTTACGTATAAATGATCTCTGGCTATTTTAGCAATTTGCGTTAATGCAGAAACTACGTCATTTGATTTTGGTTTAAGTGTAATTTCCCAATCAATATCTGCCAACGCTACAATATGTAAATTGCGAATATCTAAAATACCCTTAGCGTGATCAATAGTTCCAATTTGTTCATTAACAATAAACTTTTGAGCATTGGATCCATATTTAAATAAGCGAATGTTGGATCCATTATCATCGAGATAGTGAATATCATCACTACCGTAAATATAAAATCCTGTTGTACCCAATGAACCACCAGGAGCTTCTGAGTAATATATTGGATTAATAATATTCAATAGATACTGCGCAGAAACATTATAACGAGGTGCAATATTTCTTCTTAACAATACAGTCATTGTATTGTTTGTAATTGATTTTTCTGAAGCATCAATGGCTGCAGATAATTTTGAGAAACGGAATACACCATCAAAACTTTCTAACTCATTATCATCATAATCAAAAATTGTATTAGTTACAATAGTTTGAATTTCTGGAGCAGATCTAGTAGTCTCTCTTGGGTTATATTTTACATCAACATTAAGTGATATATTTAAATATTCTGGGTCTACTATTTCTGGGATAACAGAAACTACGTTTTTACTTTGTAGTATTGTATTAACCAACTCAGACTTTTGAAGTTGTGTTAATTTAGATGAGTCAACAGGTTTAACACAAACGAAAATTTTTCCATAAACTGGAGGATTATTGTCTTCACCACCCCAAACAGAAACTGCTTTAGCTGATGGTAGTGCGGAATAAATTAATGCTTTATAATCGTCTGGTGTTACACAACGATTTTGTGATGCATAAGTTCTTGGTGCATTAAAACGAATTCTTTCAATATCTTCTGCTACAGAACCACCAGAAGCAGGTGCCAAACATGTTACTACGTTTGATGCATTAGATATTAATGTTTGTCCAGTGTATTGGAACAATCTTGCTCCATTTGGTGCAGCCAATGAAGATGCCATATATTCAATATGAATAATATTGCCAGCAGACAATTCTCTACCAATAACACCATCGCCAAAAGTTAATTGATATAATCCATCATCAATCTCTTTCACAAAATAAACTTTAGTTGTTGCATCGGCTGTAGTGATCGAAGATGAGTTTGTGAAAGTTTCATAAAAATCAGAATTAGCTGATTCTTGAACTTTAACTTTTAATGTTGATAGATCTATGTTTGCGTTTGGAATAATATAATTGTTTGCGTTGGAGTATTCCCAAATGAAATTAAGTGGAGTTCCTTCAACAATTTTAATATTATCGAATGTATAAGATGTTCCTGTACCAGTAATTGTATAAGAAGAAGTTGTATAGAATGTATACTGGACTCCATCAACAGAAGTTAAAAACGTGCTATAAGCTGGTAGGGTTAAAGCACTTGGTCCAGCAATTCCACTATTTACAGTTAAACGAACTGTGGAAGTTGCGCAAGAGCAAGAACGTGGAACGTAACCGAGCATTTTTGCCAAAGAAACAACGCTGTTTCTTTTGCTGGCTGAATCCAAAAACATCTCATTAATTGTTAAGTTATTATAAAGAGCATTATAATGTGTGTTATAAGCCAGAACATCTAAAAGAATTGAAAGACCAGAACCCTCAAAATCATAATCTTGAAATTGTTCTTGTCCTTTTAGGAAATTCTTAAGGTTAGATTTTATCGCATCAAAATCTAACTCTGTTACGTTTATCTTTTTATTTGCCATTATCGGGTTCTCTCTAATACGAGGTCAAGAGTTAAAGGTCTTTCGGTATTTACTATTTTAAATTCTATCGTAACTCTAATAGCGTTACTATCTATTGATACATCAACATCAACATTTAATAATTGAACACGTGGCTCAAAATTATTAACAGTATCTACGATTGCACGTTTCATAACAACAGCCAACATTGGTGTGGCTGGTTCGAACAACAAACGCTTAATTGGAGATCCTATTTCACTATGGAAAGGTCTCTCAAAATTTGATGTTAAGATTAGGTTTTTTAGACTGGTTTTTATAGCATTTTCATCATATCTCAGGACGATATCTTTCGTCACTGGATGAGCAGTGAAATTTAAGTCTAAATCCGAAAAGTTTCTTGTATTGCGTGCCATCTAATTATTTAGTCCTATTCTACAAAAGAATTTGAAGATCCTTGACCAATTGCGTCGCCA